GTTTTAGCTATTTTTCCAGATTTAGATATTAACCCGTCTAAAACAGCGTCGTCAAGAGCAGCAAAAGCTGCTCCAGATTTTTTAGCTAATCTGTCAGTTAAATTATTAATCTCAATAATTTCTTGGGCTAATTTATCAATCGCCTCTATTGAATCTCTAGAAAATTTTTCTACAGCAGCGGTAGCTTCTTCACCAATAACACCTGCAAAGCTTGCGGCTTCATCTTTTGCCTCTTTTAAAGCGATCCGTAAAACTCCTAAAATTTTATCTAATTGATCTCCTTGTAAAGATCCCTCTTTTAGACCTTGTGTTAAAGTTGCTAGTGTTTGCCTTACTACGCCAAATGCACCAGATAAATTTTTATTACTATCATTTAGTGTTACAGTTTTACCGTCTACAGTACCTAATACTTGTTCAAATTCGCCAAGCTTGAATATTAATTGATCACTACCATCAATCAATAAGTTTTCAGTACCAATCAAGGTTACAAAAGATTCCAAAGATCGATCTGTTGATTGAGATAAGATAGTAGATGCTTGAGCTAGTAAGTCAAATTTTTTCTGAACAAGTTCTGCAGCTACTCCAAGGTCTAGCAGCTCTTGTTGAAGTTTAATTATTTTTGCATCTAATTTACTTCTATCTATTGTGTTGCTAAATATCCCAAGGGTTAAGCCTTGAGCATTTGCTGCTCCACCAACATCTCTAGAAGTTATCTTACCTGCTTTAGCTTGAGCTTCTTGAAGTTTTTCTAGTCTTTTTGTAAGCCTAGTAGTAAGTTGAGCTACTTCTCTATCTGATTTTCTAATCAGATCTGAACCTAAAACTCTCTCAATAACTTCTCCAGTGGTACTAAGCTCTTCTGCTAAACCCTTAAAAGCTTCTGAATTCTTTTTAGCTGCTGCAGCTAAACCATCAAGTCCTGTTTTTGTAGCTCTAGCAGCTGCTCCTGTTTTTTTAATAAAATCTGATATAGCACCAAAAAGATCAATATCAAAAAACGATAACACAAATTGAGCTGTAGATAATACTCCTACTACTATATTCAAAAACAAAAAAGCTCTTGATAAAGCACTAGCAAGAGCTGTTCCAGCTGCTGCCGCAATATTCAATCCCCCTGCAAGAGACTTTGCAGCAGGTGAAGAGGCTTTAAGCTGTGCGTTAACTGCCTTTGATGAAGCATTCAAACCCTCCATCCTAATTTTAGATTGGTCTAATTCTGCCTTGAATTGTTTAGTATTTCCAACACCTGCTGAAATATTTTTATTTAAAGCTGCTTGAACAGCTTTTTCATTATTTTTTAATGTATTAATATCTTTTTGTGCTTGAACAGCTTCTTGAGTAGATAAAGCACCAGCTCCTAATTGTCTTTTTAGAGATGCACCGAGTCCTCTACCAGCATCCGTGAAAGCTCCTCCTCCTTTAAATGCTGCTTGAGCAGCCTTATATTCAGAAGCCAAAGCTTTAGTATCAAGTCTAGATTGAGTAATGCTATCGGCGAATCTTGATAAGCCATTAGCGCCAGCAGTTAAGCCTTTAGTAGCAAAATCAGTGATTCCAATCCGTAACCTGTTAAAAACTAATAAACCAATTGATCCTAGTAGTAAAAATTGATTACCAACGTTTTTATTCAAGAAGTCAACTAATGGGACTAAAGAATCTGCTATAATTTTACCAGTAATTAAAGCTAAGTCTGAAAAATTAGCTACAAGTTTTTCAAATTTTTCTTGTGTTGAAAGAACTGATGTATCAATATCTTTAAAAGCTTTTGATCCGTCTTCGATGACTTTATTAACAAAAGCTTGTCTACGTTCAAACTGTGTAAGTTGACTTGCAGATTTACCTACAGAAGCTGCGTATGCCTGTACTGCAGGCTCTATTCGAGTAAAGATTCCAATTTCGTCTAATAGTTCAGGTTCTAATTTTATAGCACCACGAGTAATACGCTGAAAAGAGTCTGATAAGTTTCTACCAAGAGCTTTTGAGGCTTTATTAGCTACATCTGCTAACTCACTAATTTGATCAGTATTAAAACCTGCTGAAAGAGCTAAGTTAGCTTGTTCAGCTGATTCTATTAAGGTTAACTGACCATTAGTTATTTCTTTAATACTTTTAAGAACAGCAGTAGCAGAAGTTCCAATCGAAGAAGCAAATGCTTCAGTACCTCTAATAATCGTTTCAAACTGAGCGGCTCTGTTTAGAGCACTAAAAGCAGCTGTTAAAGCAAAAACGTTAGCAGCAGCTGCTGCATAGACACCAACCACTCCACCAAGTCCTTGAGATTGAGCAGCAAAAGATCTACCTGCAGAAGCTGATCCTTGAGCTAAACGAGTTTGAGCTTTGCCAATACGATTAGTTTCAGCTTCAACTTGTTTTCCACCCTTAGCTTGAAATCTAGTTTCAATAACCTGTTTAGCCAATTATCTTCCTCTCTTAGCTTTTGAAAGCTGTTCTTGCTCTTTGCGTTTTTGAGCATAGTATTTACTTAACTCAGACTCGCAAACTTTAAGAAGTTCAAAAACTTCACGTCTATTATCAATTTGATAAATATCCATGATATCACTCAAACCACTATAGTCTTTTCCTAACCAAACACCGTTCATGCCTTCCCAGTTATCTGGTAGTGCGTTTAAAAGAACTAACGCTTGTTGACACTCATACGACAAAGAAGAAGGGTCAAGCGGCATTTCTTCTTCTTTAGGTTCCCAACCCATTTGCTCACACATAAGCAAATATTGGTCAAAATCCATACCTCCGCCATGCATTGAGTTTTGGAGGTAATCAATTAGTTTTTTTCGTTTGTCTCAGCTTTTTTCTTAGAAAATTGTTCAAAGTCATTCATAGTATCTGTGACAAACTGATCAAAGATTGTTGAATTTTTCAATAGCTCAATTGCATCTTCTTCTGAATAATCAACAGGTTCTTCTGGATCATCACCAGATATATCAACTGGAAGTAGAACTGGAAGATGTTTCATCTTAAGGCCTCTCCAGTCTTTGATAGCTTTTTCGGCATAGTGCTCTAAAAACTTATCATTATCAATTTCTTCTTCACGTTGACGAGTGCGTTTATTAAACTTATAAGTTAATGACGCATTACGAATTTTCATTAGATCATCTCTAGTTAAGAACTGAAGACTAATCTCAAAACCATCTATATCTGGAAACTCTACCCAGGTTGATGACTCTTTTACAATTTTATTTTTAATTTTACTCATTAGATTCCCCTCTAAAAAAACGAGTACCCATTACATATCTGCTTTTCTTAGGTGAGGGGGGACCTTGAATCGCAAGTAACGGGTACTCTTCTGGTAAATAGTTAATGTTCCCCCTCAGAAACATTTAATTAAGACTTTGCAGCAAAGATTGATACTTCTCCACCAGTACCTTTTGAAGCTGAAGGCTCTTGTCCAACAAAGTTAACAGTCATAGAAATAACATCTTCTGTTGCTAACTGTGGAAACTCAAACTGAACTGCATCAAGTTGGAAAGCAACATATGGAGCAGTTGATCCACCAACAATTAAGTTAGCGTTTGAAGTTTGTGCTGAAGAAGTACGTGAGTCTTCTGAAATATTACGTAAGAAACCTGCTGATTCTAAATCACCAGATCTTAAGTACATAGTTGCAGATCCTGTGACTGCACGAGTTCCAGTAAACTGGCCAATAGGCTCGTTAAGAGCAGCAAGTTCTTCTGGAGTTAAGTATGTAATATTGTTATTATAATCAAAAGTTAGTGCAGTGACCGGGAAGGTAAACTTCTCATCAGACGCTCCAGCTGATGCTTGGTGATGAAACTCAATTGTGCTAAGACGATTCTTAATAAATGAGTTTGTACCAATAGATCCTGCTACATTCATTTGATTGAATGGGTGATAAGCAACAGTTTCTGTTACCTCAGAAACATTTGAGTTAGCTGTTACAGTAGATCCATCATTTAAGATTCCACCAAATACTGAGACAGCATTATTTCTTGGTAAATCAGTTAATTCTTTTAGGGTTGTACCAAAACCTGTCCATGTAACTGTAGCAATTTCTTCAATTCCTGCGTCAACCGTTGCTTGGTTAACAGTAGCATTTGATACTTGATAAAAGACGTTATCAAGTTTAAAGTACATATGATTTTCAGTAGCGGTTGAGAAGTTAGAACGAGTAGAGTGTGAACCAGTGCCTGCAGCAACATTAGTTGTGCGAAGTTTTCCACCTGATTCCCAAACTGATTGCTCTGTAACTCCAGAAGCTACTTTAGTATTTGATACCATTGACTGCCACATAAACCAATCAGCAACAGGTTTTACGTTACCAGTTTGGTTTGTACCTGCATCAGTTGTATCAGCGGCTGCACCAGTGATAGCGCCAGTAGGGCGTAAGTAAACTTGAAGATTCCAATCAACAGGGTTAATAGCTGTATTAAATCGCTGTTGTGATCTATCTGGGTTAGTGCCTGATTCAAGACTGGTAATATCCTGAGTCGCGGCTGAAGAGGTTACTGCAAATCCTGCAAGAACCTCAAGTTTCCATGTGTTCTCAGGTGTCATAGCAGTAACTTGTGCACCGTTGATCAAATCAACAGTTGACATAAACACTTCTGAGTTTCTCTGTAGGTTAAGAGATGCCATTTTTTTCTCCTTAATTTTCTAGTCTATAGACTACGGTAAGTTGAGCCTCAGCGAGACCATACGGAATAGCTAATCCCTCATCAGTAGATATACTTTCTATTATTATATCAAGTATTCCCTTGTCAGGATTGTCACCAATCGAGTAAATGACATGCTCTATATCTTGAACTAAGTCATCTGCGAGGCTTTGAGAATTATCTTCTCCATAAACGTATGATCTTATGGTAACGTCTAAAGTCGCTACCGTCAAACTTTTAGAATTAAAATCTCGAATTTCGGTGCCTGCTGCTACATATAGTGCTGGAAAGTCATTTACCTCATCTAAAAATTTTAATTTTCTAAAAACATTATTAAATAAATTTGTGTTATAAGTATAAGCTGAATCAAACCCTGAAACTTCGCCGTCAATCTCTTTGAGTTGGGTTACTAAAAAATCTATTATCTCAGTTCTTCTTGAAGTCGGCATTATGCTCTCACTATTGCAAATTGTCTTTTAAAAATTGCCTGCACTACATCACGAGTTGCCTCAGCTACTTGTAGATCAGGGCGATATCCATAACGTAGATTTCCATCATAAAGAGGATTATAAAGATAGCGCATCACTGCACGTCTATAGTTAGGAATTACTTGAACACTACGTCTAAATCTACCAGTACGTTCCTTCATATCAGGTGGTTCTGCCATTCCGCTTTTTTCCATTGTTTGGCCTAATCGTGCTTGAACTAGTTTTGAAAGTTGTACTCCAGAAATAAAGCCTGTATCTAAAGTTTCTTTTTCTTTGCGACGCTGATTTTTAGCCGCTACAGTTGTCAGTAAAGAAGCTTGTGGAGATGGCTCATTTAATGCTGTTTTAATAGTAAAAGGCTTTGAATCAAATTCACGAGCAAACGCTAAACCAATAGCTAAAAATGCTCCAACATCTTTTGTTTTACGCTCTCCTGTAGATAATTGACGACTTATATAACCTAAAAAGCCTTCACCAAACGTTTCGCCACCCACAGCTTTAAGTTGAGCACGTTGTATTAACTTTGTTATATCAGTTGCTTGTTTTTTTATTTCTCTTGTGTAGGAGGCTTTTGTTGAAATTGTAAGTCTAAATTGGTCTGGCTTACCACTCCTAGGCCTAAAACGAATATCAAAATATTTTAAAATATTAGCTTTAGTTAGCGGTATTTTATCAATCGGATTTGCAATAAATCTAACATCTAAACCTGTTTTACCTGCTGGATCTATTGTAGAAACTAGTGTTAAATTTTCAAGTTTATTTTTAGCAGCGATAAATAGTCTATCTCTATATTGTTTAAACGGTTTTGAAAAAAGTAAGTTAACCGCATCTTGACCTGCTATATTAGATCTGCCTTTAGCAGCAGTTTGTATTTTTTTAGCATCTTGTTCTCTACCCTTACCAATTTGAAAGCTTGTAATTTCTATTGTATCAGTAGAACCAACACCTGTAACTTTAGTTTCAGCTGTAGTAATGCGCTGAACATTATCTTTAATAATAGCGCTTTCGCTAAGAGACATTGGCTTTCCAATATCACGTAGAGCAGACTCAAACTCATCTAAGTCTATTAAAGCGTCAGGAGAAGGATCTCCTCTAGTTCCTGCAGCTTTTCTAAAAGCATTTTTTTGTTTGGACGAAAGTTTTCCTCCAAAGCCACCTTTTTTAAGTTCTTCAGATATAAAATCAGAAACTGCGCGAGTAACTTGAGTTCTTATACCTGTAAGTTTCTTTGCTTCGCGAGATCGTAAGCCAACATCTACACGAATCTTTTTATTAGGAAAAAATGTCTGTAGTGTTTGTGCATATCTTGCCATTAAGCAATAATCCTGTAAAGATCTAAAATACGTCTAATATGTGGAGGGAAGTTACCAGCAAGTGGGAAGTTATCTCCTCGCTCACCTTCAAAGGAAAATCCTTTTTTCTCTTGATCTTGTTTGTATATCAATTTTATAAAATCAAGAGTAGCTAGTTGAATATCTTGAGGAACACTATCAGATTCATAACCAGCTCTATAGTCTACTTTGACTCCAGAAGGAAATGCTTGAAAAGCAGGAGGTCCTGCTAGTGTAAGTGCAGGATAAGAGTTTCTACTTGTAGGATATGTTCCACGAACTCCTACCCCTCCAGTATCACGAGTTATCTCTCCCATATCACGGGAAAAGTTAAATTCATTAACAGCATTGTGGACGTCTTTTGCTTCTGTAGCGCCATTCTTGCCATCAAAATGAATTAATAACGCAGTATCATTGTCAGGCCTGAATCTCTTAGTGTTTACTGAAAAATCTGAACCTGTGTATCTTGCCTGATCGGATACACGCACCTCGTCTAAATAACCTTTAAATGTACTTCCTATTTCAACATTAGTGGTAAATGTTAAATTAGCGACAGTATAAGACTGGTCAGCTATAACATTTCCATTATAATGCATATATATTTTTTCATTATCTAAATCTCGTGTCACTGCAACGTGTGCCCACTGCCTTTTAGCAAACTGTTGAGACTCTATAAGTGTATTAGGTCCGTTAGCAGAAATCGCAGTTCCATCAACATTTGCCTCAAACTCTAAACCATATTGATTCGCTAAACGAAATTGCATATAATTTGAGGCGTCTGTGTTAATTGAAAATATCACATTATCTTGCAAAGTCGCTTGATCAACGCGAATAAACATCTCAATGGTAAAATTACCTTCTTCAAATTTTAGTTGGTCTGTCACAGGCGCACCTAAGACATAATCACCGTCTGAAAACAGCTCTAATGATGATTTACCAAACTTTTTAACCTTACCATTAAGATGCGCATCTCCCTTAAAAGAGAGACTTAATGCATCAGTAGAAGTTGTAACAGGTGTCCCAATAGTTGTAGGATCATCGAGAATTTGCTCTTCTTGTCCATTAAACTCTGAGACAGAATAAACATTAGAAAGAGGTAAACGACTTACTAACACAGAGGACTTTCCGCCATCAAAAACTTCAACATAATCATTAGCCAAAATTTCTTGACCTATGTAGTGTTCTACAACACCGGTTGCATAGTTTATGATGTTAGATAACCTTGCATCAGCGGAAGTACTAGAAATAGACAAATAATCTTTTACTTGATCTAAATCTATATACGGATATTTACCTAAATTTTCTTGTAATCTATCTACCATGAGACACCTGCCTTAAATTAAAATTACTCTTCGTCTTCGTCTTCTTCGTCCCAGTCTTCGTCTTCTTCATCCCAATCTTCTTCCTCTTCCTCTTCCTCTTCCTCTTCCTCTTCTTCTACAGGCTCAGGAATAGAAACTGCAACTGGTGCTGGGGCTGGAGTAGGTTCAGCTACTTCAGGCTCTGGGGCGGGGACGGTCTCTTCAACAACTGCTGGAGCTTCCCAATTTTTTAATTCTTCTGCTGCTACATCAACACTGTAACCATGTCGGTATAAGTACTCACGAGCTTCATCTATTGTTTTAATATATTCTGGAATCATTACCATTATATTTCTCCTTTTGAATGATAAAAGGGGAGACGTTGTCCGCCTCCCCCTGTGTTAACCAAAGATGTAAATCTTCTATTAACCAGCTGCAACTGTTACAGCGTATGAATACTTTGAAGAATCCAATGCTGAACTTGCGTTTGTAGTCAATGCTTTGAAGTCAATACGTGTTGACATGTACATTGCAGTGACCTGCTGGCGTGGTTCGTACTCGCTCTCGATCTCAATACCGCGTCTTTCTGCGATCATGAATCCTGGCTTGTAAAGTAGAACACCAAGGTGGTTACCTGTTGATCCAACACCATCTAAGAACTCAGAGATAGCGATTGGAATACCGTATACAGCACCAACTGAACCAGTTAGATATGTTGCGTTAGGACCGAACTTATCTACAGTCTGGAAGTCTGATGTTGTTACAAGGTTGTTATAACCTTCAATTGAAGTAACGAATACGAGATCGTTACCAAGCTGAAGACCATATTTACCTAGGGTGCTACGAGCTGAAGCGATATCAGAAGGATCAGCTTTATCGTTGGCAGAACCTGTTGATACTTCGAGAGAAGCGTCAGTTGTTAGGTTTGTAATACCTTCGATAACAGAAGCATAACCTGTACCTGCTGAGATAGCATTTGTAGGTGATGCTGTAAAGCCTGCTCCTGCACCTGTTCCACGTAGAATTGATTTATCAATAGCGCGTGCTAAACGACGAGTCGCTGCTGCACGTAAAAAGTCGAGTAAAGGAAGAACTGTGTCTTCTTCTTCGTCTTTTGCTAAGTGAGTTGTTGCCATAAACTTGTGTGGAGTAAAGTCTACAGATGAGATGGTGTTTTGGTTGCTTGTTGGTACACGACTTGCATCTGCAATACCTGTTGCAAATGTTCCTGATGCAAACTGTGCTACATCACCATCAGTGTCTTCATCGGCAACTGGTACGCGGAATGTTTTTGCATCCACAGCTACACGATTAAACATTGGTGCAACTACAAGTTGCTGTTCCATCTCTGTATAGATGTTTTGTGAGAAGTTGCTCAAGAATTGATCCACAGTTGTAACAGCTTTCATACGCTGGCCAATCTTTGTGTCAAATACATCACGTCTGTTCAACATTTTAGCAAGCATAACTGCGTTTGCTTGGTCCTTCTCTGAGAACTGCTGTTGATTACGTGAGGACTCTTGATAATGCATTTTAGAACGCTGAAGTGCATTAACTTCTTCTTGGTATTTTGCGATCTGAGATTTTAACTCAGATACCTGCTCGCTTTCGCGAGGAGTGTAATCAGATTTTTCTTTAGCGTCTGACTCTGTTATAATAGCTTCACCGGCTTTTTCAACCAGTTCTGCAACTTGAGGCTCAGACACTTCTACTACCGGAGTAGCATCTTTTTTGATCTCAATTGCTGCTTCTTTTTTAGCAGTTTCTAGATCGATAGTATCTACGACTTGATCAGCCATTTCGTCTTTCTCCTTATCAGAAATATTGTGAAGCTCTTTAGTCAGACTTGCGTTAGAAACTTCGTCTTCACTCTTAGTATTATTTTTGGCATCGACTTGTGAAAGTTCATCTGCATTCACATTAAGAACATTATCACTTTCTTTACCATCTGCGTCAACCTCTAAAAATTTAAAGATTGGTGATTGGGCAGTTGCTATTTTAGTTACCCTAAACATTTTTTCGTTGTAATTAACTAAATCACCATGCTGAAGTTCCTCTGGGCTTGCTGATAACAAATTAACCATAGGAATAGACTCATTAGGATCACGAATTTCTAACTCATCCTCTAAATCATCTTTTTCTATATCATCAATATGCTCTTCGGCAGTCGCTTTAGTTTCAAGCTCTGTTGAGTCAGTTTCAGACTTTTCATCAGTTACTTCTTCAACAGTTTTCGCAACTTCTTCAGTTGTTTCTACTGCATCTTCGGTTACTTCAGAGATGTCTTTAGTTTCTTCAACAATATCCGTCTTATCTTGAGACATTGCATCCTCCTCTGAAGGAGATAAAGGACGTTCATTTACAACTTCCTCGTTCTCCATATTATGAATTGGAACACCCATCATTGTTATAGCATGAGTATGACCCTCAGCCTCTAGTACAACACCACTTACAACTTTGTGTGCGTGGTTGGACATATGAGATGCGTATGTAGTAACTCCGTTTCCATTTTCGTCCATTTCAACGGTATGATAATGTCCATTCTGTACATCGGTGATTCCAGCCTTTATACTACGCATCATTTTTAATTCATCGCTTGATACTTCATCAAGTGTTTTTACAAATTCTTTATAATCTTGATCAGATTCAAAACTTTTACGAATAGAAAATAGAGAATCTTGGTTACACGGAACTGATACTACTGAAATCTCAAGTAGCTCAACATCTGTAATTAACATAGAATCGTCGTCTCTATTATATTTTCCATCTTTTACTCTAAAACCTACAGAAAAACTTTTTAGCGCGCCATCTTTAACAAGAGTTTGTACACCGTGTGTTTTTTCTGCTGCTTCTGAGATCATTCCTTCTACGTAAAGACCTTTTTTATCGACTTGAATCTTTTCTACTTTACCAATAGGGCAGTCATGCTTATGTTGGTATAAAAGAACTGGATTACGTCTAAAGTTTTCTACGCCTTTAGCCCAAGCTTCTGCAGTTACAACATCGCCAGCGCGATCTTTAACTGTAGTATTAGCATATCCAGCAATTTTAAGAGACTTAGAGCCTTTTTTAAAAGCTTTACTTTCAAAGGAGCTATTTAAATATAATGTTTTATCCATTATTATCTTCCTCATTTAGTGTTTCCTCGCCAGGAGGTCTTCCACCTTGGGTAGCGTCAGTCGCACTACCAGTGATATTCTGTGGTACTCTTATGTTATCATTATTATCTAATTTTGGAAATCTTAATCCCTCACGAGCTTCATTTGGGGTTATAATTCCTGTGTTTACGAGAGTTGAATAATAAATTGCTTGCGTTCTATTGTCTGGTTGAAGCGCAGGAATTGCAAGTTTATCAGGACGTACTGTAACACCATTATTAAAGAAATGTGCAAAAGCTGAACAAAACTGAGTTAACATAGGCATTACTGTGTGTAGATAAAATAATTTTTGATTAGCATCTATATTAGCGTTATTTCCAGATTTTAATAGCACATAAGGCACACCTAAAGCTTTAGCCATATCTTGTTGAATACGCTCTATGGAGTCTTCAAAATCAAGTTGATCAAAATTTACAGTTGAAAATGAATCTATCTTTAGTCCACCATCTAAAATAGCAGGGTTTCTTGCGCCGTCAAATATAGTAGTATAGGTAGACTTCCATGCTTCTAACAATCTCTGTTTAACTCGTTGAGATAAGATATTATCAGTAGTAAGAACAAACCCTGGAAGCGCATTATTTTTAAAGAATTGACGTTGAAATCTAATCATATAGTGATAAAGTTCCATAAGTTTTAATATTGGCTTGAGCTTTGAAGTTCCTCTAAATATTGAAAGTTCATTTTCAGCCATAATATGAATAATTTCTTCTGGAGCAAACTGAATCGCCTCAGCTTTACGAGTATTTTTACCACCACCAAAACCGTAAAAGTCTTGTGCACCTTGGTTCGATACTAAATAGTTGTAATGAGATACAAAAGTGCGTTCATCAGGAACTACCTCAACATCGTTTGCAGGTAATAAATATAAATCTGCACCATCATAGTAAAAAAATGCATTTCCATCTAGAATAAAATCTAAAATTGCTCGTCTAAATAAACGAACACGATCTTCAAAAGGGTTTGGTTTGATATTTAAAAGTTTGTTAACTTTTTTAGCAGGACTTTGCCCTTCAACAATTAAAGGTACTTCTACACAAGCATTAATAATCATATCAATAGAACGATGAACAACCTCGATCTCACGATAAGCTTGTTCAAAGTCAACGATTGTTTCAGGAGAAGCGTAAGGTTCTAAAGAAGCGATAGAAGGTTGAGCAGGATTTAGCTTAAGTCTATCTGCAACCCATTTTCTGATACCTCTTAACTCGTCATCTGCCATTTTTTGCCCTTTGAATCTCTAGCCAATTCTTAATTTTTGGTGCTAGATGATTAGAATATGTTTGTCCATAAATACTGTGAAGTTGTTTATGATGAGAACTGCAAAGTGTAAATAAATTTTCATGAGATAGCTCGTTTGCACAGTCTTCTGAAAATTTAACACGATGTATTTTTAACTGATCTAAGTCAAAATCGATTATACGATTTTTAGTACACCAATTATTAAACAGCTCACTTACACTTAATAAGTGGTGCAGCTCTAGTTGCTGTTTAGAACCACAAATAAAACACTCATCACGTAGTTTATAATCTTTTTTGATAAAATCTCTTATATATTTTATCGGCAATCTTTTTAACTGATTCATCTTATGATAATTTTCTCTTTTTACCAAGAACTATTTTTGAATTTTTCAATTACTTTCCAACGCATCGAAAAATGAGAGGGATCTTTATTTAATCCAACGTCACCCTCAGGTAACATTAGTACTTTACCGCTTACAGTGCGCAATTTATTAAGATTAAACTGCTTTTTTAAAAGGTAACTTACAATTATATCATCTCCACGTTTAGGATATCCAATTTTTTCTAAGGCTGGCTGTATTAAATCTAAAGCAGACTGTTTTACTAACACAACACTACCTACTAAAAAGTCTACATAATTATCTAAGCACCAGTGATCTTCTAATTCTGTATATGATTTGGATTGTGTAACTCCTGACTTACCGTATATTCCTACAATCGGTTCATTCAAGTTCTTCATACGTTCAATGAGAGAAAGTGAAGGTAACATATCATCATCTAAAATTAACTTATATTCTTCCTTATACTCAAAACAACGAATCCAACGTTCCATACACATAAAATTTTGCTCATTGTTAATAACTTCAACAGGCTGACCAAACTGAGGAAAACGTTTTTTAGGGTTATTATTGATTACAGTAACTGGATAATACGGCTGAAGTGCTTTAACAATTCTTAAAACATTATCTTGTCGTTTGTAATTTAACACTATGACTCTAAGATTAGGCATAAATTGAGATATTGCTCATCTTAGAGTGTGTATAGATTGCGTATCTTACAGCGTCACAGGGGTGAGAAGCCCAATCATGCACAGGTTTTGGTGTTTCGGTATTTGGGTTCCACTTATACGAACTCATAGCAGAAAAAGTATGAGACGCCCCAAGAGTGTCAAAATATATATTATCATGTTCAATTAATACTTGTAAAAAATTTATACCATCGTTAACTGATTTAATAGCATTTTCACAATATATATCGTAATCATAGGCAAAGTCAGCTTTTACTTGTTGAGCAGCAGAGTCAATATAGATAGAATCTATATTCCACTCATCCATTTTTTCTTGTATTGCAGCAGCAAGTTCTGAAGTTGTAGACTCTTTTGATATATATTCATCTAAAATATAATAGGATTGACCGTCATAACCAATCACAACAAAAACATTTTCATCTCTATATCCTACGTCAAGACCACCAATTACCTCAGAGAATCGTTCACCTACAAATTCGCCAATATGTTTGGCTTCATCTAATGCTTCAAATATTTGGGTCTCAGTTGTTGTCCACTCACACTCATACTCTTGAGCAAATAGTGCACGAGAAACAGCTTTACGTGCTTCTTCAATATCTTTTTCTGATAACAGAGGGTTCGACCTCCAAGTATGAACGCACGATCCCCAGTCATCATACTCACCATCTTGTCCACGAAGATAGTAGGTATACAAATAGTTACCTTTTCCACGAGGAGTTGAAATCCACAAACAACGAGAGTCTTTAAAGGTTGAAAGTGCAGGACGTAAATCACGAGTAAAATATTCTTCATTAGGAATGATAGCAGCCTCATCTACTATTAGTAAATTTGCAGCACGTCCAACGAGTGAATCCCGATTGTTAGCTGAAAGAAGTCTAAAAACTGATCCGTTTATCAGTCTAACAACTTTATCTTTTTGATTAAAACGCTCTACCTCTATTTCAAGTTGCTTAATTAAATCAGTAACATAGTCCCAGATTATTGATGATAGCGAAAAGTTTGGAGCAACAACCATCACTTGCTGACCCGGTTCAAGTAGTTTAGCAAAAGCTAGAATAGCAGCTGCATAAGACTTACCGGTACGACGAGCAGCAATATGAACAAAGAAACGATTCTTATTAAGTCCTTCAATCATTTCTTGCTGAGACTCATTAAAAGTAACAGGATGTGGAAGTTTAGTTAAAAGCTTATCTACGTTTAGTCTAAAAAAGCTCATCGAGGAAATACATTTAAAATCATTGTTAAAAGAGCGATAATGCTCGCAACTACTCCGCCTATCCAAAGTAGTGTTTTTAAGGAGGTACGTCCTTGTGTAGCAAGGTCAGATACATCATCTACTTTTTTATGTAAAGACTGTATCTCTTCATGCATTGTAGTCATTGTGGTCATAATTTGTGCGTAACGTTCTTCACACACAGCTTCGTGTGCGGATATAGTCGCCTTATTACCTTGAGAACGCTCATGTAATCGATCTAACTCAGTTTGTATTTGGTCAAGTTCACGAATATTATCAGCCATCTTACGTCTTTATAATAAACTCTACAGCAGTTCCTGGGTATGTGATAGTATGAGTATGCCCTGTCGCATTCACAGACGCTACAACAGTAGTTGTTGAAGAGTCTTTCGCAGTCGCAGCAACTGTTGTATTGGTAACTGATAATGTAGCAGATTGTGAAGCTGAAGCAAGTTGTCCAGAAGCATCTACTTCACCTGTGGTAGTGGTTCCAATTGTAAAGGTATCACGACCGTAGGGTGCTCTGTCTCTTAGGTCTGGAACATTAAAGGTGGTTGAGCCATCTCCTGTCCCATATGTAGTTCCAATTACTGCAAAAAGAGCTGCATAAGTAGTCCTACTAACCGCTTGATCATTACAGCGTAGATAACCGTTTGGAACAGTTGTAGATCCAAAGGCTAGTATAGTGCCTGTCGGCATTTGAGGGATACCACCAGCTGTAGAATTATCATGCACGCGAATATTATTGCCATCAGTATCGACAGAAATCTCACCAGCAGCGCCAGTGAACGAGTCATTCTGAGCTTTTGTTCCCCTTCTAAATTGTACTTGTGTTGCCATTATTGACACTCCTTATTATATTTTTAAATTTTATTATCATGCAACGCTTCCATAATCTTCAGATCCGTCAACTCCTCCAGTTACCAATCCATAGTCTTGATTGGTAGGTAAGTCTGAGGTAAGAGCGACGGTTCCTGTTGCATCAGGTAAAGTTATAGTGCGGGCAGCTGTCTGAGTTTCTGTTGTTATTGTAGTTTGGTTACCATCATTTGTAGGTCCTGTAAATATTAGATCTACATTTGTGAAAAGCTTTACATCTTGGTTTGAAAACAGAGTATCATGAAATCCAGATATTCTAATCATTTCTGTCATAGTACCGGCTTTTACAGCACTAAAGCCTAACATACCTTGAGGACTACTAGGGCCTGTGCTATAGATTTGAGCACCAATTTCAGCATACTCAATTTTATCACCATTTGCATCTTCACCTTGGAAAGCCATTACTCCTAAGTCGTCCTGACCAGCAGGTGATGAGCTATTTCTATACAAACCTAGTGTTGGTGCAGCGCTACTGCCACTATCGGTTGATTCAAGAGTTAAATTACCAACAAGTGTTTTGTCACCAGTTGTATCAAAGCTTGTACCTTGAGCACCTGTTGCTCCCTGTGACCCGGTATTACCAGTCGTACCTTGTGAGCCAGTATTACCTGTAGCACCTTGAGTGCCTGTTGTTCCTTGAGAACCAGTATTACCGGTTGTTCCTTGAGTACCTGTGTTACCTGTTGTACCCTGAGTGCCGGTAGCGCCTTGAGATCCTGTTGATCCTGTAGCTCCTTGAGATCCAGTTGTGCCTTGTGATCCTGTAGATCCAGTTGCACCTTGAGAACCTGTAGATCCTGTAGCTCCTTGTGTACCAGTAGCACCTTGAGAACCAGTATTTCCTGTTGCACCTTGAGAACCAGTATTTCCTGTAGTACCCTGCGAACCAGTAGCACCCGTTGCGCCTTGAGAACCAGTAGCACCCGTTGCGCCTTGAGAACCTGTTGAACCTGTAGCTCCTTGTGATCCTGTGTTACCTGTATCACCCTTATCACCAGTTCGGGCAAAGGTGATTATAAGTTCTTCACCGTTAGTAAACGAGCTTGTAGGTCCAGATACGTAATTAGATTGAACTAAAAAGTAACCAGTTTCTTCAGTTAAAGAGGAAATAGTAAATAGCGCAAAATCATCTGCATTAGTTTTATTAGAGACTCTAAAATGACCTTTTATGGCACTAGTGCTATCATCAATTGTGCGAAGGAATGATTGTATATCATCACCATTTTGGTCTTGATCGTCTATTCTCATTCCAGTAGAACTTTGAATATTAGAATTATTAAATTTTAGATCACCGCTTCCTGGATCAGAAGTACCTGTATCAGTATCAAAACTATAATGGAAAGTAGCTCCACCAAAGTTTCCTTCAACGCCTTGTGTGCCTGTTGTTCCTTGTGATCCTGTATTACCTGTTGTACCTTGAGAGCCGGTAGTTCCCTGTGCGCCTTTTGCACCTCCTGTTAAAAACCATGCAGCTACAACAGTGGTAGCGTTAGCGCTACCTGAAGTACATTTAAAAGTTATTCGGCTACCTGCACTAACAGCTAAACCTATGCCTGATGTAATATTCTGAGCTTGGCTAGATAATGAAACAGTTTGTCCAGATCCTGACCCATTTATGAAAAGTTCAACTGTTATTGCTGATTGTGAAGAATCTGAAGCAATAGCAAGGTGCTCTAATTGAACATCTTCTGCTATATATACACCATTAGTAGGTTGAGCGCCGTTACCAATAGCAAAAAATTGATTTAAAGTTACACTACCGCTACGTTCAGCCTCAATAACGAATACTCCACCACCTTCTCCACTGACCCCGGCAATTCCTTGAGTTCCTGAATCACCTTCAGTACCAGTCGTGCCTTGAGAGCCAGTAGCTCCAGTAGCACCTTGAGAGCCTGTATTACCAGTAGTTCCTTGTGACCCTGTGGTGCCTTGCGATCCTGTTGATCCAGTAGCTCCTTGTGATCCAGTATTACCTGTTGTACCTTGAGACCCTGTTGCGCCTTGAGTTCCAGTATTACCTGTTGTACCTTGAGACCCTGTGTCTCCTGCAGTTCCTGTTGTACCTTGAGATCCTGTAGTGCCTTGAGAGCCAGTAGCTCCAGTAGCACCTTGAGATCCTGTTGTGCCGTCAGTACCTTGAGGGCCAGTAGCTCCAGTAGCACCTTGAGAGCCTGTTGTACCGTCAGTTCCTTGAGAACCTGTAGTTCCGTCAGTACCTTGAGAACCTGTAGTACCGTCAGTTCCTTGAGAGCCAGTAGCACCAGTAGCACCTTGAGATCCAGTAGTACCGTCAGTTCCTTGAGAGCCAGTAGCTCCAGTAGCGCCTTGAGAACCTGTTGTACCGTCAGTTCCTTGAGAGCCAGTAGCTCCAGTAGCGCCTTGAGAACCTGTAGTACCATCGGTACCTTGAGAGCCAGTAGCTCCAGTGGCACCTTGTGATCCTGTTGTACCATCAGTACCTTGTACACCTTGTAAAGCAAGATTAGCAACAGTTGCTTTACGTGTTACAGAACCTGTCACATCATAAAAGGGAATAAAATCATCAGAAGCTGTATCAGTCGATGTAGTCAAATTATTTACATCAAGAGAGGCGGTAATTGAAATACCTGCTGATCCATCAAAGTTTTGAGTACCTGTTACGTCTCCTGCCAGTGCAATTGCACGAGCTGTAGATAAAGCATCTGCACTAGTTGCATTACCTTCAAAGGTTGTTGCAACAACTGTACCAAGCTCAAAAGAAGCATGCCCTGTATTAATTGTACCTTCAGGTTCTGGATCATATTCTTTAAAAAATTTGAATTTTGAATCAGAAACGTCAAAAAAGCTACCAAGATGAGTATAGCCTGGCTCACTAAGTCCTGTGTTACGATTCGATACCCAACCTGTATCTATATTAGAAGGGGCTGCAACTCCACTCCATTGATCTCCTGCTGTATGTCCTGTAGTAGCTTCAAATTTAATTGAAATTCCGTTTGCGAGTGTTTGATCACCGCCTGTTATAGAAACACCAACTAATGCATTTGTAGCAAAATTATCAAGAGTAAAATCAAAAGTATCTGGGGTACCTGTTGTATTAATCATTACATTGAATGTTTCAGTAATTGGACCAGTATAATGACCTGTTAAAGTACCATCATCAAGACCTGTACCGATATATGTAGTACCAGAGTCGCCAATTGTATCACCAGAGTTTAGATACATAAATGAGTTTGAAACTGCAAGCGAGTTTACAGAGGTAATTGACTCAGTGCCTAAAACTGAAAGGTTACCTCCAACTGTTAAGTCAGCGTCTACATACGCTTCACCTACTACTCTAAATGTTTCAGCAAAGTGATCTATAATATCTAAGAAGATACATCCATTATTGCCGTCTACAATAAGAACTATACCAATGTCAGTAGCAAAATACGGAAACGTAGGAGCTGTTATCTGAAGTGCCCCATCAGACGGCCCAAGATGAACACGCTCACCTGCTAGAAGACCTGTTGTATCACCAAATACAATACCATCACACTGAACAAATCCAAAACCATTATTAGGTATATAATCAGCAGTTAAACCTGCTACATACGACTTTTCTTCTACTTGAGCATTTGCTAATAAAATTGTTGGCACACCTGAAGCTTCGCTATCAAGATATACAGGCTTTAACCTGTCAATATCTGCACCAGATTCGTTTTTAACATAAATAAACTGATCTTGTCCTATATGAAGATTAGAGTTAGCAGTCGGCCCTTGAACTATAAGAGAGTTTCTATCAGTGTCGTAGTGGATACGACCCTCTTGTGTGGCAGGAACAAAATTATTGATAATTGCCATATCAATAGTATTAGCAGATAGTTCTAAGTTTCCAAGTGAGTCTATACCTGCTCTAAAATCTTCTGGATTACCGCTAGTAATAACTGTACCAGTCGCGTTAGGAAGTGTGATTGTTCGATCTTCTGAAGGATCTGCTACCGTAAGAGTAGTCTCAGCCTCGTCATCAGTAGAGCCTTCAAAAACAATTGTCTCTCCTGCGCCAACACCAGTAGTAAAGCTGATACCCTGAGTACCTTGAGTTCCGTCAGTACCTTGTGTACCTGTTGTACCTTGAGTTCCTGTTGCTCCTTGTGAACCTGTTACGCCATCAGTACCTTGAGAGCCAGTAGCACCTGTAGCGCCTTGAGATCCTGTTGTACCGTCAGTACCTTGAGAGCCTGT